TGTGGCATGAGGATATTCAGGACGCGTTCAATATGTGGTTTCCAGCCATCGGAGGAGGCGAGATGATTGGTTGGGATTTCTATGAGACTGATTATATGCCTATTATCGGGATGTATGGACAGGAGGACGCAAAATCTGAGGGCAAGAAGAGAGTTATGCGGATGACCAAGGAGCAGATCCTTGACGCGGCAGAATTATCGTTTCGAATTGTGCGATCATACCTTGGTTTGATGCATAGATATGACCAGCTCAAGGCAGCGATGGATATTTTGCGAGATCAGAATACCGGATATTTGCAGATGGTGAAGAGGATCGAGGAAGTCTATGAAAAAGCCAACAAATGCAATTTTTATGGTTGGTATCCGGAAACGAAAGAACTTTCCAGATTGGCAGAAAGCATGCCGCAGGAAGCATGGATTCAGTAGTTAAATTGATATTTGGTGATGAAATGGAAAAAATTACGGATTATGAGATGGAAATAAGAAGAACAAAGAAAGCACATGTAAAGTGTGGAGTTTGCGGATATGCGTACAATGAAACATATATATTCCGGCGGCACAAAAAAAGTGAGTATCTCTGCCGGAAGTGTATTAGCGATTTACTCTTTTTAGCAGCTTTGCAAAATTAAAATTTGATGGAGGGACAAAATGACAGTAGAACAGATTGAATTAAGAAAGATTTTAAGCCAGATGTTGGCAGATGAAGGGATTAACAGAGAAACCCTAAAAGCAATGGTAAATGAAGCACTTGATTACAAGGTTGAAAAGGCAGTACGGGTTGTTCTCAATGAAAATAATATTGCCGGAATTGTAAGTGGTAAATTAGATAATATTTCGCGCCGTGTAATAGAGAAAGAGGTGATTGATCGTGTTCGTAGAGTACTTAATTGTACATCTATTAGTATCAATTGCAGAGAACCGGAGCCGCATGTTTTCGGAAGGTATATGACATGGTGTGAAAGAACTGGAAACGCTGTGACAGCAGGAAGCTATCAAGAGTTTTTAGATCATGAAGGTATAGAGAAAATATTTAAGGATAATTGACTAAATTAAGATTTGAGAAGGGAGACCGGAACTCTGGCCAGGGTGACGATGCATCGGTTCCTTTCAGAGAATGGCAAAGACAAACATTATTGTACCTGAAGGGGTGCAGAGTGATTACACGAGCGTAATCGTAAGTTATAGTAACGGCATTGACAGTACAGGAGCACTGTACTGGGCTGTTCAGAACTTTGACCGAAATAAGATTTTCCTGCTGTATTGTGACACCGGATTTGAGTACCCGGAGAATATCCAAATGTTTTACCGGACAGCAGCATTCATGGGTGTAAAACCAGTGTTATTACAGCACCCCAAAGGATTTTTGGGACTGCTGCTTGAAGAACGGTTAATGTGGCCGGACATGAAGAACCGGTGGTGTACAGCATATTTCAAGACCGGAATCACCGATAAGTGGATCAGGGCAAACCGGCACATCCTTGGCACAAAGTGCTTGTTCGTGTCAGGAGAACGTCGGGACGAAAGTAAGAGCCGGGCAAAATTGCCGGAGATTGAATATCACAGTACGACACTTAAAACTACCAGAGTAGCTGATTTTACCTGCCATTGGTACTGGCCTTGCCTAGACTATGAAAAATGGCAAATGTTTGAACAAGGAGAAAAGCTAGGATTAGATTCACATTTCTGCTATGAATATTTGGGCCGGTGCTCCTGTATGGCTTGTATGTTTATGCCGGACAAACATGCGATTGAGAACATAAAGCGATACCCGGACCAGATAAAGCCGTTTATCCAGGCAGAAATTAAATTGGGTCATACTTGGAAGAAGGGTAAAGGACTGGCAGAACTTTGGGAGCAATGTCATGATATCGACGATGTGGCGGAGGAAAACTATAATGTATAACGCATGCGAAAACTGCGGTGAATGTCAATGTCTGTCCTGCCTACTAAGAGATAGCAATATATATAGCGAGGCACATGCTTGCAATATATGTAGCTACTGTGAGGATAATCCGGTGCATGGTTGTACAGATTTTGTTTATGAACATTAAAGTTTAATGGAGGAGAAATATGCAAAGATTAACAGCATCTATTATCAAGAAATATCAGAAAAGAAAAGAAGGAATTGCAACTATTGGAGAATATAAAGCGTTGGGAAGAGAGCTAAGAGATCAATTTGGGTTGTCTGATCGTGATGCTATTGATTTGTTGAATAACAACAATATTGTAGACATTATGAGTCGATATGAAGCAAATTAAAGTTGTCCAGCTGAGCTGGGGAAAGGAAAGAACATGACAAATGAACGGATGATTGAATTGATAGCAGATGAATACGGATACGAACCTCAAAGCAGACAACTTATAGAGGAGATGGCAGAATTAACTCAAGCCATCAACAAACTGTGGAGAGAGGATAACTATGGCACCAGCTGTGTGGCACTCGTTAAATGTCATAACAATCTAGTAGAGGAGATAGCTGATGTGCAGATTGTAATCTGGCAATTAAAACATCTTCTTGGGCTACCAGAGGGAGATTTCAACAAAAAAATAGAGGATAAACTGAAACGACAGATAGATAGGATTGGTCGCGGTAATTCTGCCACCAATGGTGATAGAAATTAGGCAAATTAATTGTTAGGAGTGAAGTATATGACTAAAGCAGATATAAAAAGTCGATTGTTGATTTTAATACAACAATGTGAAGGGAAGAGAAGAAATGCATTAAGAGCAACGGATGATATTGGCGATTTTGAACATGGAAAAGCTGTTGCATATGAGGATATTGTTAACAGGTTAGATGATTTTATTGATAAACTAATTTAATTTTTATCGGCATAGCCGGGAGAGGAAAGTATGGAGAGGAAGGAAGTAATTGTAAATAAAATCACTGGCAACTTGAATACAAAGAATATAGATTTGGTTGATAGGGGCTTTCTTGCCAGTTATGGCGGTATGGTCGCCATTGGATATCGTGGAGGAAATCGGGACTATATGCTATCCGTTACAGCGGAGGACATGGAAAAGTTTCTCCATGCTGGTGGTAATGTGGCACTTACCTTGAAAGAGTTGCGGATGATGGAAGGCGAACCAGTATGGATAGAGGTACTGGACAGACCAGATTTAAGCAGATGGCATTTTGTTATTCGAACGGAATTCCTTGGGTTGATTGCCAAGGACGGCTTGGGGCAATACGAACCCCATTCCTGGAACGAAGAAAGAATGACATTTTCGGGCTGTTATTTTGATATCGAAAAAGGCCATAAATATGGCGTTAACTGGTTGGCATATCGACACAGGGTAAGCCGAGAGAATTAAAATTTGAAAGGAAGATATCATATGAAAGCAAAGTATATAGCTATTTACGATTGCAACAACGGATATACTTGTAGTTGTTGTGGACGTGAGTGGGAAGAAACAGAAGAAGATATTTGGGATGATAAGGAGTGTACGGAAGAAGATATCGTAAATTATTATAAAAAATCAGAATATGGTGATGGCGAGAAAACATTGAGAAATGTTTATAAAGTTGAAAAAGAACTGATTTCGTAAAATTATAATTTGAGAGGAGAAATTAAAAATATGACATATGGAGACATTGATAAAAGCAAAATGACAGTAACTATGAAGGTTGAAGATTATGAATACTATTCGGATGCTGTACTAGGCAGGGAAGCCCTTATTAGAATCCTTGAAAGAGCAAACAAAGACGGAAAAGCAGTAATGACGGAAGAACTCAAAACAACTATTGAGGAGATTTACTGCTAAATTAATCTTTAGAAAGGAATGAATATGCAGATAGAAAAGGCAATTGAGATAATAAACCGGAAAACATCAATCCCGGAACAAGGAGAAAGCTTTGATGATATTGTAGAAGCGTTTGATATGGCGGCAGAAGCCTTGAAAAGACAGATACCAAAGAAGATGGATGCAAGCAGCTTTTTAGGCCCCAGAAAGGGAGATAATTACACAGACTATTATTGCCCTTCTTGCAAGTCAAAGATTGTTTCCGTAGTGAATGGTGATTTGGTCGGAGGCCAAAAGAGCGCATTTTGCCCTGATTGTGGGCGAGCGCTTGATTGGGGACCATCAGAGGAATTAAAACAGTTGTTAGATACACTGTAAATTTTAATTTGATGAAGGTGGTGAAAAATGATGAAGTGCGGTGATATTGTCAGAAATTATTGGGCAGGGGATGAAAATCCGACACGATATTTTATTTATCTCAAGAACGAGGGTAAATATACGAGTGCCATCAACTTCGACGGAAAGAAACTCCGTAAAGGCAAATATTATACCGACCACATAAAAAAAGAGCCTGACAAATTTGTCGTTGTCGGACATATTGATTTGATCGATTATATAAAAGCTCCATTATTGGAACTTCTTCAAGCAGATTATGAGGGAGTTTCTGGGGATGGACGAATGATATGTATTACCGACCGTCACGAAAACACAGAGCAAATCGGGGCAAAGGAGTTTTTCAGAAAAGCAAAAGAGATATGTCAGAGTACCTATTGTTTCAGATGCCCGATATTTGATATTTGCACCGGCGGCATATTTGCAAGCGGAGATTATGATTTTGAGAAGCTGGTGGCGATTGTAGAGGGATACCAGAGCGGGAGGGAGTCTAAATAAAAAGAGGGTGCTTGCGCTCCCCTCAATCCGACAAGGCTATTGTATCAGATTATTTTCCATATAGCAAGGAGGAGCGCAGGCATGGATCAGAGATATTTCGTAGTAAGTGAAACAGAATTTGAACGGATGATGAAACAGGCGGCCAAAGTTGGCGCGGCAACCGCCCTGGAAAAGCTGGGCGAGGAAAAGGAAAGGCACAATAGGGACAACGGCAAGCGCAGATTACATAATACTAACCTGCTGATGAAAAACTATAGAGTTCTGAAAACTCATGCGGAGAACTCTGTATTTGATGCATCAAAAATGGATGAGTCTGCCACCGATATTCTTATCAATATGATGTCTTTAAAGGACGATAGCATGATTATTGACAGCATCCAGCGATCAGCCGAACGTACAGCCATTATGATGGCTCACGTTGATGCTATGCTGGAACTATACAGGGTCTATTGCGAGAAGTCCAGTAACAATCTGGATAGCCGCCGGTATGATGTGCTGTACTGGCTATACATTGCGGAAGAACCTATGACAGTTGAAGAGCTGGCATCTTGCTATCACATTTCAAAAGAAAGTGTGTATTCGGATAAAAATACGGCAATAAGAACACTTTCAATGTTGCTATTCGGGATCGATGTATTGAAATGAGGTGCCTATGTATGAAGTTGCGCAGATTTTGAAATATGAACCAGGGCAGGATGGCACAGAACTCAGATTGTTTGTGCCGGGAGTTAACTTGATTGGAAAAATTGCTGAAAAGAATATTACCCAATGTGGTTTATGGCTGGAAGACGGTCGGCAGATATTAGCTGAACAGCGGAAAAAAGCCTATGCTATGTTCAAGGATATTTCTGATTGGTCTGGTTACTCTCCGGAGGAAACAAAGGAACTGATGAAATGCGAGTTTATAAAAAGGACCGGTAGCGAGGAGTTTTCGCTAAGCGATTGCAGCATAGATACAGCACGCGGGTTTATCAGTTTTATGCTGGATCTGGCATTGGAGCAGGGCATGTGGTTGTCAGATCGTGGAATTGACCGGACGGATGACATTGACCGGTATCTGTATTCCTGCCTGAAGCATAGACGGTGTTGCGTGTGCGGCCGGGCTGGTGAGGTGCATCATGAGAATGCTATCGGTATGGGAAATGACAGGCGGCATTTTGATGATTCGAAGCATAAGAAGATATGTGTTTGCCGGGAACATCATACGGAAGCACATAGAATCGGAATTCTGAAATTCAGAGAAAAATATAAGGTTTATGGAATTATTTTCAACAATTAATTGAAAGGAGGTCAGGCTTCTCTGGAAAGCAGCAGCCTTTAAAGAATATGGGATCAGGATCAAATTGGACGAAGGAAGAAGTGGAGTACTTAAGTGAGAAGTGGGGAACTGTATCAATTGGCCAAATTGCAAAAAAATTAAACCGATCTGAAACTGCTGTTATATTAAAAAAGCGGAGAATGAAGCTCGGTGCTTTCTTGGAATCCGGTGATTATATCACCTGGAATCAGCTCCTGATAGCATTGGGACTCGGTTTATGTGGCGGCGGATATAAAATGATTTCCTGGGTTGAGAACCGTGATTTTCCGATACATACAAGGCGGGTAAAGAATAACTCTTTTAAAATTGTTTACTTAGATGAGTTCTGGGAGTGGGCCGAGAGGAATCAAGTGTTTTTGGATTTTTCCAATTTTGAGATGTACGCCTTGGGTGAAGAACCTGATTGGGTTGCCGAGAAGCGTCGGCAGGATAAGCTGGGGCGACGACAATTCAAGATGACTCCTTGGACAAAGACAGAAGATGATAAGCTCATCCGCCTGGTTAAAAAGCAGCAGTATGGATTCCGGGAACTGTCTCTTATGCTACAAAGAACAGAGGGGGCAATACAGCGGCGCCTTTCGGATATTGGAGTAAAGGACCGGCCGGTGAAGGCTGACAATACCATAAAGTGGACCGATCAGGAATTTGAGTTGCTTGGTCAGCTGATTGCAGCAGGGAAACGATATGAGCAGATATCGGAGGCTATTGGTAAGTCAGTAAAGGCCATTCGGGGACGGGTATATCAGATGTACCTGACAGAAAGCCTGGATAAGGTCCGGAGCATGATTGATAACGGCTCATGGGGAGACGGCCGGCCAGAAAGGAAGATCAAACATTACCTGCAGATGAATCAGGAGGAAAAGCAGCAGACTAAGGAACTACTGACCCGGTTGGCAGCGATTATCCGTGATCAATATAAGCAGCATTTTGATGATTGCGATTATTGGCAAAAAGACATGTGCCAGCTCTGGGATGGAGTTTGTACTGTAAATGAGACTGATTGTGACAGCTGTACTTCCTTCCAAAGAATCAGGCCACAGTATTGCAAACGCTGTGGGAAAACCTTTTTTGAGAGGAAAGAGAATGTATTTTGCAGTTCCTGCCGTGATGCACGAAAAAAAGGATATATGAGAAAATTGGCTGTGTTAAACAGGCGATTATGACAAGAGGAGAGGGAGAATGCTGACAAACGAGACAATAAATAAGTTGCTGGGAATCACAGAGAGTTATCAGGCACCGCATGTGATGCTTGTGCACATGCTGGATCCGGAGAAGCGTGAAAAGCTATTCTGTGCGTTCCTGGAACATGAAACAAGAATGGGGTATGAATGGTTTGCGGAATATTTTGAAAGCGAGCATTCGGACCGGAGAGTGAAAAAGCAGGACTTCACGCCGGTGAGCGTTTCGGAACTACTTGCGCAACTTACTGGTGGAAATACATACTTTGAGTGTGCAGTGGGAACAGGCGGGATACTGATTCAGAAATGGAATGAACAGAGGATGCGGGCAGGCCCAGCCCGCTATGATCCCCGAGCATATTGGTACCAGGTTGAAGAGTTGTCAGATCGGGCGGTACCATTCCTGATTTTCAACATGGCCATCCGGGGAATGTGCGGTGTGATTATACACGGCGACTCGCTGGATCGAAAGGTGAAGGACGTATATTTCATCAGGAACGACAGTACTGATTTCTTGAGATTCGGCGAGGTCATAAAAATGGAGCACAACAAGGAACTGGAACATGAATTGGGCATATCTTTTAAGGGAGGGAACCATGCGGAAGAAAAACATAAATAAAAAAACGCTTTTCCACGTTTATTTTTTGGATTGGATCGACACTTATAAACGAG